CACTTGTCAATAGCACCTAATTTATTTGTTTATTACGTCTATACAATTCGTCAGAATAAGTAAATCCCATATCCGCATAATAATTTTCTCTCTCTGGATTGTGGTCTTTCATGGCTTCCCTAGCTAGACGGCAATCTTTTATAATATATTCAAGTGAATCAAGGCTAACTGTACTAGCTAGATCACGCCACTTTTTAAAATCATTTGCAGTTGCACCACTCATTTTAACACCTCATTTGTTTACTTTCGTTGACTGAATTCCGTCAATGGAATTGGGTATAATCTAGGGTACTGGTACTCAATACCCTATGATATAACCACTATTTACGCCTTAAGGCTAGACTGTAAAGCCTTGATTAATGCCTTAGTGGTTAAGCCATTAGCAGATACTAGGCCTAGTACATGCTCTGTCAGTTCTACAATATCAAGGGTTTTTTCTACTGTACCAGTTCCAGCTTCACCTGAGCCTTCACCAGTACCTTCACCTTCGGCACTCTCTTTTACCGCTTTATTCATGAGCTTGCGTAGTACATTAACGCTATTCGATGAAATATCATTTTCTACTTTAAATGCTTGTATAGCATCCCATTTAGAATCTAACCACATCGCATCATTACGGTCTTGCCTAGACATAATATTTAACGCAGTTGTAGCAATATATTTACCGTACAGAGTATTAGAATCATAATCACCTCTGATAGCATTCAATACTTCACCGATTGATCTAAGCACAAGTAAGCTTTTGCCAGCTTGTTTAACTAGCCCCTTATAAGCCTTGGCAGCTCCAGCAATATCAATTGAAACGGCTGGCCCCTTAGTGGCATTGACTACCATGATAGGTGTTACCACGATAGGTGATTGAGCAACAACCGAAGGCTTAACAGATAGATTTAATTTAGTCATAATATATACTCTTTTATTTAGTTAGTTAACTTAACTTGATTAGCTAAGATGTGCCTAGTAGAACATCTAACACTTACACTTGCAACCACTATTGATCAATTAAGTGTAACTAATTTCTAAGTGTATGATTTACAAGCGGTAATTCGTTGACTGAATTCCGTCAATGATAGTGCTGCATGTGCCTAGATTAAGTGTATATCTATTGTGTGGGCTATTGTGCTGCATGGTATCTGTTAGCAATGGCAGTGCGGCATGGTATTTGATGGGGTATATGTGTAAGGCCTTCTATGGGTAGCTAGTTATACTCCCCTAATTCGTAATATGCCCACCAACCATAACCACTTGAGGTGCAACGCTTAATAATTTATCAATGATTGTGTAACAGTTACCATTTACAGTGATTTCACGGCATATGAGGCACTATATATGGTTATTCTGGCCGTGGGGCACCTTTTATGGCTGGTTTAAGTGTATCTTTTGTGGGTTCATGTCAGACGCACTAAAGGGTGGTGCAGGGGCCATGGGGGATCCCTCCGTTACGTTACATGTGCTACTACACAGAAGAGGAAAAAGAGACTGTAAACCACTTTCAATAAAACACAGGGACTATACACGTAGCTTATACACATCTCCCGTGCATCACTGTAGGTTATCTTACTATTGTGTTCAAATAAAGCTTGACTTTTAGATTATCCTATGTTATAACTGTCTTGTTGTTTTCCACTTAAGGTGCTCATATAAGGTGCCTTCCTCTAAACACTTAAATGCCTTTAACTAACTACTACTAGAAAGGAAAAAGCACTTAAAGTACCTTCCTTAAGATAACTTATCTGCCAACACCTTAAGTGGTAGTAGCTATAGTTGGCTAAATCGCCAACACCTTAAGTGCATTCACTCAAATCACTAATCGCCAACACTATAGATGTAATGTATTTGAACTAAATGTTAGTCTATATGAACTACATTTTAGTTTATTTCATCTAATACCAAAATAAAGCTTGACATTTAACTTAAAATGGATATAACTGTATAGCATGAATGATTACAAAGAAACTCTGGATACAAGAACAGACGATATGATTCTTGAAAGGATGTACTCTCTACTCAATCAGAACAAACTAATGCAGGCTGACTTGCCTCACTCTACTACGTACTACGTAAGAGAAGCACTACACGCAAGGACAGGCAAACGCTACACATTCAAACAGATAAACATGGCTATTAACCTCTTTGAGAAGAGACAGAAAGAGATCTTATGAGAACACTATCAGAACAACAGCAGTTATTCCTACAGGTACTCTTTGAAGAGGCTAATGGATCTATCGTAGAGGCTAAGAAGCTGGCTGGGTATTCTCCTACGACTTCTACTACCTCTATCATCAAGTCATTGAAGGACGAGATAGCTGAACACACACAGATGTACATTGCTCGTAACGCACCTATGGCTGCTACAGCTATGGTGTCTGCCTTACGTGATCCTACACAGTTAGGAATTAAAGATAAGATGAATGCTGCTAAAGATATGATGGATAGAGCAGGATTTGCCAAGACAGAGAAGGTGGAAGTTAAAACAACAGGGGGCATCATGCTCCTACCACCCAAAGAGTCTTAACCGAATTAGCAGGAACACGAAGCACTTACGCCTAGATAATAATATAATAATGAGTGGCCTTATGTGTTCCTGCTTCCCCCCTTTAAAGGAAGTAATAACATGGAAGCAGTTGCAATGCCCCAAGCAGGTGAGTACGAACTCCCTGACATAGATATGGATTCATATGAATGGGTTCCCATACCTCGCATAGGTAGGACAGTTCCCTTTGGGTACATACTATGTGAAGATGATAACGATATACTTGTACCAATACCAGACGAATTAGACTTACTAGAACAAGCTAAGCAGCATTTGAAGTTGTATTCCTACCGTGAAGTAGCCGCATGGCTTACTACACAATCAGGTAGAAGTATCTCACACATGGGTTTGAAGAAGAGACAAGAAAGTGACAGGAAGAACAAGACTAAAGCTAGAAGCGCAAATTACTGGGCCGAAAGGTACGCCAAAGCCAAAGCAATCGCGGAAAAGTACGAAGTCCACCGCAAAGGCGCAAGAAACTTTGCCGATAGACGATTCGTCTGAAGGTATTACACTAGCTACACCTCTTGAAGAAGTAGAAGTATCTACACAAAACATAATCTTTTCACCTAACAAAGGCCCACAGACAGACTTCCTAGCTGCTGGTGAGAGAGAAGTATTATATGGTGGTTCTGCAGGTGGTGGTAAGTCATACGCAATGTTGGCTGACCCACTTCGTTACATTACACACCCTCAGTTCTCTGGACTGATACTACGTCACACTACAGAAGAATTACGTGAGTTGATCTGGAAGTCTCAAGAGATGTATCCAAAGATCATTCCGGGTATTAAGTGGTCAGAGCGTAAGATGACTTGGACTGCACCTTCTGGTGGCAGATTATGGTTCTCCTACCTTGACAAAGACGATGACGTATCTCGTTACCAAGGACTATCATTCTCTTGGGTTGGCTTTGACGAGTTAACTCAATGGGGTACATCCTACGCATGGGATTACCTAAGATCACGATTACGTAGTACTGCACCTGAACTTCCTATTTACATGAGAGCATCTACTAACCCCGGTGGTCGTGGTCATGCTTGGGTAAAGAAGATGTTCATTGACCCTGCTCCATATGGGGAATCCTTTGATGCCACTGACTCTGAAACTGGCAATCCAATGGTATACCCAGCAGGTCATTCCAAGGAAGGACAGGCACTTTTCCGTAGGAAGTTTATTCCTGCTAAGTTATCTGATAATCCTTATTTGACAGAGACAGGGGATTATGAAGCTAACTTGCTCTCACTACCAGAACAGCAACGGAGACAGTTGCTTGAAGGAGATTGGGATATTGCAGAAGGAGCTGCATTCCCTGAGTTTAATAGACACATCCACGTTGTGGAACCATTTGACATCCCTAGCAACTGGACTAAGTTTAGAGCGGGGGATTATGGTTACAGTTCTTATTCAGCAATTGTATGGTGTGCTGTCGCTCCGAATGACCAGCTTATTGTCTACAGAGAAATGTATGTGTCAAAGGTGTTGGCAGAAGACTTAGCTGACCTCATACTAGAAGCAGAGAAGGGTGATGGACGTATGCAGTATGGCATCTTAGACTCCTCATGTTGGCACAAGCGTGGTGACACTGGCCCTAGCATAGCAGAACGTATGGTAGTGAAGGGCTGTCGTTGGAGGCCATCAGATAGATCTAAAGGAACACGGATCTCAGGCAAGAATGAATTACATAGAAGGCTACAGGTGGATGACTTCACTGAAGAGCCTCGTATGGTTATCTTTAATAATTGTAGTAACCTTATATCACAGCTTCCTACTATACCGCTGGATAAAAAGAATGCAGAAGACATAGACACTAACTATGCACATGATCACTTATATGATGCACTTAGGTACGGCATAATGTCCAGACCTAGATTTGGTGTGTTTGACTATGATCCAGCATCAGCAAGACCTAACAGTCAGTACTTAGCAGACCCAATAATGGGTTATTAACTTAACATCTTGTGAGTAGCAAATGGCAGAAGAAATAGTACCTGAACTAAGTAGTGCATCCGTAGCATTAGACGATGTGAAGGAATCATCAGAAGAGAAACTATACGTAAGTCGTCTAGTGGACATTGTTAATGAACGCTTCAATAAGGCAGAGACTGCACGTAGACAGCATGAAGAACAGTGGTTACGCAACTACAAGAACTACCGTGGTGTGTATAGTGATGCAGTTAAGTTCACGGAAGCTGAGAAGTCTCGCGTATTCATTAAGGTAACTAAGACTAAGGTACTAGCTGCCTATGGTCAGATTACTGATGTGTTATTCAGTGCGGGACGTTTCCCTTTATCTGTGGATCCTACTGTATTACCTGAGGGTATTGCAGGCGATGTACATTATGACCCAGCCAAAGAAGGTGAGGGTGGTGCAGAAGAGTCTCCTTATGGATTCTCAGGCGATGGTAAGGAACTACCAGCAGGGGCTACAGAGTCTTCACTTAAGCTGGGGCCACTAACAGACAAGCTTGAAGGTAAGGATATAGTAGAAGGCATGGGTAGTTCACCTACTTCTGTTAACTATAATCCTGCTATGCTAGCGGCTAAGCGTATGGAGAAGAAGATCCATGACCAGTTAGACGAGTCAGAAGCAACGAAGCAACTACGCTCTGCTGCATTTGAGATGCCTCTATTTGGTACTGGTATCATGAAAGGCCCAATGGCTGTTGACAAAGAATACCCAGATTGGGACGAGGATGGTAACTACACTCCTATTACTAAGACTGTACCTAAGGTATCTTATGTGTCTGTATGGGACTTCTACCCCGATCCAGATGCAGGTAACATAGGCGAGTGCCAGTACTCAGTACAGCGTCACAAGATGAACCGTAGTCAACTACGTGATCTTAAGAAGCGACCTTTCTTCCGTAAGGATGTTCTTGAATCTGTAATAGATCAAGGGGAGAACTATACTAAGAAGTATTGGGAAGATGATCTTAAGGACTACCAGCTAGACTCAGGCGTAGAACGCTTTGAGGTACTAGAGTACTGGGGTGTGATGGATAAGGACACCATTGAAGAGTATGAGATTGATATTCCTAAAGAGCTACAAGATGCAGACGAGTTACAAGTTAACATCTGGATCTGTAATGATCGTGTATTACGTTCAGTGCTTAACCCGTTCAAACCTGTGCGCCTACCTTACTACGCTGTACCTTATGAGCATAACCCATACTCACTATTCGGTATTGCATTAGCAGAGAACATGGATGATACACAGACTCTCATGAATGGATTCATGCGTATGGCTGTGGATAACGCTGTACTGTCTGGTAACTTAATCTTTGAAGTAGATGAGACTAACTTAGTTCCGGGGCAGGATATGCAGTTGTATCCGGGTAAAGTATTCCGCAGACAAGGTGGAGCACCGGGACAAGCATTGTTCGGTACTAAGTATCCTAACGTGTCAAGTGAGAACCTGCAGTTGTTTGACAAGGCACGACAGTTGGCAGACGAGTCTACAGGCTTACCTTCCTTCTCTCATGGACAGACAGGCGTTACTGGTGTAGGACGTACCTCTAGTGGTATTAGTATGCTAATGAATGCTGCTGCTGGCGGTATCAAGACTGTTATCAAGAATATTGATGATTACTTGCTAGGGCCAATGGGTAAGAGTTTCTTTCACTTCAATATGCAATTTGATTTTGATAAGAACATCCGTGGTGACCTAGAAGTTAAAGCTCGTGGTACAGAGTCCTTGATGGCTAATGAGATTCGTAGTCAACGCTTACTACAGTTCCTACAGATTGGAGCTAACCCTGCCCTTGCACCTTGGATGAAGTCTCAATACATCATCCGTGAGATTGCTAAGTCAATGGAGCTAGACCCTGATAAGGTGACTAACAACATTGAAGAAGCAGCGGAACAAGCTATGATAATGCAGAAGCAACAGGCTGAAGCACAGGCACAGGCTGGCCCTCCACAAGAGGCTTCTATGGATGCTTCGGGTGCTGGCAATGCAAACATTGGTACTGGTAATGTTCCAGTTCCCGGACAAGAAGGATTTAGTGGCAATGAACCTGCTCCTGCTGAAGCACCTATGTAATGATAAGCCCACTTGGGAATCATTCACAGAGTATATGGATTATCTAATTGAACAACAGCACCGTAAGATGGAACAGACTACCGATACAAAGGAGATGTTCCAATCCCAAGGTGCCATTCAATCATTAAGATCATTAAAGTATTTGAGAGAGAGAGTTAACAATGAAAATTAAGTATCGCAGTGGTTACGCAGAAGGCGGTTTCTTAGATGATGGCGCAATGGTAGATCCTGTATCAGGTAATGAAGTACCTACAGGCTCACTACAAGAAGAAGTACGTGATGATATTCCTGCACAGTTAAGTGAAGGTGAGTTCGTAGTTCCTGCTGACGTTGTACGTTTCATTGGTTTAGACAAACTCATGAAGATGCGTGACTCTGCCAAGAAAGGCCTAGCCTCAATGGAAGCGGAAGGTCAAATAGGTGGTTCACCTGCACCAGAGATGCCACAAGGTATGCCACCTGAAATGGCTATGCAAGAAGAGCCTATGGACATTGATGCTATGATTGATGGCATGGAAGATGATGGCATGGACGAAGGTGCTATGCTAGGCTTTGCTGAAGGTGGTGATGTTTCTACCTTTGCATCTTTAATGGGCCATGAGTTTGGTTCAGTTCCTACTCTTGAGAATGCAGTGTTTATCAATGCGGATGGTCACAAGGTTTATATTCCTATTGTTGATGGGGAGCCTTCCTACGCCCCACCAGAGGGCTATACACTAGTTGTAGCAGAAGAAGATGAAGCAGCTGATGTGGAGACTCCAGAAGAAGAGCTAGAAGAAGCAGCAGCTCCTGTTAATGTACTTAGTGAACAGGAGAAAGCACAGAATGCTAGGGATATTACTTCTTCTAACAAATTACAGCGGGATCATATCAGTAAGCTAGAACGTATGGCTGGGTCTGATATGACAGAAGCAGAACTGACTGGTATGTACGGTCAACTCTCTACTAAAGCTAAGGGTATTTATGATGATCGCTTCCGGGAAACTAAGGGGCTTGACTCTCTTATGGCTAAGGGTAAGTCACCTGTGGATCTAATGATTGAAGCACAGAAGACTGCAAACAACCTCAATAACCAAGCAGGTATAATTGAGTATAACGATACAGATACCTATGATGTAGATGGCACTAACCTTAAGCAGTTTGCTAAGGTAGCTGCCAGAGTCTTACTAGGTGGTATTCCGGGGCTAATATCAGTTGCTGACATTAAGAAGAAGGGTATTGATGATCCCGGTATTGTAGCCACCATTAAAGAATACGTTAGAACCTTTAATGAGGGTTCTGGTAATACTGGTGATTCAGGTATACAGCCTATTGGTGAAAAAGCTAAGGTGTATGACCAAGCACACTGGAGAAACCGCCTATCACAGAATGCTACTCAAGAAGAGATGGCAGCAGAACAGGCAGCACTACATGCAACAACAGGCTTAAATGCTTATGGAAATGCACTAACAGCCGCTGAGATTGCAGCAGCAAACAAGTTAAAGTCTGATAATCGTGACGATGATAAGAAGCAGCGTACCATTGATAAGACGGTTGCAGACGCTAAGATGAAAGATGATCTTATTGAACAGTATAGACTCATGGGTGACAGGGGTGCATCTGCTACTACACCTGTTGAAGAAGCTGTTGAGACAGTAACAGGTAGTGACAGCACAGGTGGCAATTCAGTTAACTACAAGGATGCTGCAACCAAGATAGGTGCCTATAGTCAAGCGAGAGCTTTAGCCACCGGAAATGGGTATGCCACTCAAGGGGCAATAGAACGGGAGGAGGATCAGGATCACGCTCAGGGTGGCCTAGTCTCAAAGAAGAAGCCCAAGATCAAGAAGATGCGTTCAGACAATACTTCAGGACTTGCATCTAAGAAGAAATCAAAGGAAAGAGCAAAAGCTAAAAAGGGAGCTTTGGCAGCGAAACGCACTTAATACCCTTTATTGGCTACCTAAGACCGAGGGGTACATCCTGTACCTCTTCCACTGTTAGCCCCAACAAGAGAGTAAATTATGGAAGCAGTAAGTAACACACCACAAGCAAAGGGATTCATGCGAGTTAACACTAAGCAACAACGCATGGACCAAGACGAAGCAGAGCTAGCAGAATTAAAAGCAAAGCATGAGATGTCACCAGAAGAAAAAGCAGATGATGAAACTCCTGATACAGCGGAAGAGCGATCTTTCAAGAAGCGGTATGGGGATCTACGTAGGCATCAACAAGAACAGAAGAGTGATTTTGAAGAGCAGATCAAGTCGTTAAAAGGTGAACTTAAATCTTCCTCTACAGGTGAGATGGAGTTGCCTAGTACAGAAGACGAGATTGCAGAGTGGGCAGGTAAGTATCCTCAAGTAGCTAACATCATGAAGACGATGGCACTGAAGGCTGCTAAGGATCAGAACGCAGACCTTAACACTCGTATGAAAGAGATTGATGAACTTCAGAACACAGCGAACAAAGGTAAGGCAGAAGCTAAGTTGTTACAGATCCACCCTGACTTTGAGGAGATCCGTGAAGAGGATGCTTTCCATGATTGGGTAGACACACAGCCTAAGTGGGTACAGGATTCTTTGTATCACAATGAAGCAGATGCTACTAGTGCTGCCAGAGCAATTGACTTGTATAAGTTAGATGCTGGTATTACTAAGAAG